ACCTAACTAATCATAATCTCCAACTTGGATTTACAAATTAATCAGTAGAGTAACTTTTCTTTCTATTATATTTGGTTCTGTCTTTATGGACTTGAGTAAGTCCGTGTGAAGGTGTCTTCTTATGTTCTTTTATTTTAGGCTCGGGTTTGCCAAAGATACGTTCCCACGCATCTGCATACTTCTCTTCGTTTGAGTTCCGTCTTCGAGAACCCTTTCCACCGTGCCATTGTTTCATTTCTTATAACCATCGTTGTGGACGACTCGCACTTTCTCTCTTGATTGCATCAAGTTTATTTCTACGATTCTGTTGTTGATTTCTCTTGTGTCTCTTTTGATTAGGTTTCTCGTAATGTTGTCTATCCCTAACCTCTTGAACAATACCTGCATTATCACACGCCTTCTTAAAACGTCTAAGTAAACCATCAAACGATTCAGTCTGATTTCTTTTCTTATTGTATCTTGGTGTTACACTAGGCATATATTATCCAAAAAACTTTTCTAAGGTTTCGTCCTCTTTATTTTTAATCTTATCGGAAGTTGGAACCAATTCCCCTTCCTTTCTAAACACTAGAATATACTCATGTACTTTACTAGTGTATCTCTTACTCGCACACTTACCCATTTGTAAGGCTGCAAATATCGTATCGTTCTTCATAACTATTACGTCATGTAATTTCAGACCCGATTGCGTGAACATATTTATAGTGTCGGCATGAAATGGAATGTATTCTCCGTCTCTTCTCCAATCACCACAAACCCATACACAAAATCCACCAGGCACTAAAACTCTTTCTATATTATCACCACAAACCTGTATTCTAGATGCAAATTTTCTGTACCCTCTTATATCGGATAACTGACCTTCTGCACTTTCGTATCTTTCTATATCACCGTAAGGTGGACAAGTCATAACTAAGTTTGCAGATTCGTTATCGGTGTCTTTCATTTCACAACCGTCTCCTTCTACAATGTCATACCAACCGTCAAAAGAATGTCTTGACATTTCTTCTTTAACTTTACTTACAGTTGTTGGTGATACATCATAACCAACATAATCTCTTCCTAATGAAGCAGATATATATGCACGAGTCATTCTACCTGCAAATGGGTCAACGATTGTATCTCCAACCATACTCCAATAATGTATAATGTTCTCACACAATCCTGCGTGGAACTCAGACATCATTAGTCCATTTGGTAATCTAGGACACTCTCCTCTCTTCTCTTCGTATGCAGTTAAGTATGCATCTTTCCAATCCTTCTTTGAAGATTTAGTTGGTGTTATAACGGATAGAGGAGTCCACCCAAATTGGTCAACTACTCTTTCATTCTCATTGAATGGAAGAATGTTTTTGTAAAATTCACTTTTCATAATATTTTCTAAATGTGAAATCATATCGATTTCGAAAAAGTGTGTCAGTCGCCCCACGCCTTACAGCATACCCGCTCTGCACCGATAAACCCGCTTGATTTTTGCTGTTTATCTTACCCTTACTGAGTACCCCCACTTTTATCCACGGCCTCAGTGAATGCATAGTCTTGTCATTTATATTCATAATAAAAACCTATGCACCCCAAATGAAATTAGTCTTGAGCTAATTTCTTAAAGTAATCCATTGCATCGTCTTCAGAACTGGCTGTTACACCTGCTGAAACTTCTGCACTTTCGATTACTGGTTCACTTGCTGTTGAAGCAGTGTTTACATTAGACCATGGCACTTCTTCCAAGTCTTCTGCAACTGATTCAGCAGTAGAGGTAGACCCAACTGTTCCGAGAACTCTTTCAAGTTTCTCTTTTAAGTCTTCATAAGACTTGAACTCATCGGGTGAGATTACGGCAGATAAAGAATGAACTTGACTAAACACTGAGTTTATTTGTTCTTCATTATCAAACAATGGTGCAGTCGCATCAAACTCAGATTTGTCGTAGTTCCAATAACCGTCAACTTTTCTAATTTTGATTTTGAAGTTTGCACCTTCATCTCTTAGGTCAAAAGGATTGATTGCTTTCTCATCTTCAAATGCAGGTGAGATTGCTTCCTTGAGTGCTTCAAAGATTTTTTTACCGTATCTGTATTTAAATACTTTACCTTCATTGTCAGGATTTTTAGGGTCTGAAACAACATAGACATTAGAAACATAGTGAAGTCTTCGCTTCTGTTTCCTTGCAATCTCTTTGTTTGCTTCAATTCCTGTATTCCATAACGAAGTGTTATATTCACTTACAGGGTCTTTCTTATTGAGGGTCGTTAAAGACTTCTCAATGTACCAGCCGCCAGGGCCTTGAAAGCCGTGGTCGAAATAAGATACCCATGGCATCTCTTCTCCTTCAGGGGTTGGTAAGAAACGAATCACTGCGTAACCATTACCAGTTTTATCCAGTTCGGGTTTCCACATTGTGTCGTCTTGGTAGGATTTTTTTGCACCTTCTGAGGGTGAAGCTGTTTCCATTGCAGCTCTTAGTTTATCTAAACTACTACTCATTGTATTCTCCTATTGTATTACAATTATATCGCATTTTATTAACAATTTTATCAAGATTCTAGACCTTCGCCTAAAACCCACCTATCACTTATTTCATAATAAGATAGTTCATTATACTTGATTTCGTCCTCTTTGTCTAGAGGGTTTTGCCAATATAATGAACCTTTTCCATAGAACCATTCGCATAGCGCTATGAACTGAGAACGTTGAACTTGTAGAACAGCGTCCTCAGTTGTATATTTAGTCGGATAGTTATCACTACCTTCGTAAATATTTGAAGGTTCCCCTTCAAATTCTAATCCATCGAACCCAATTAGATTGATAGTTTTAACACCTAGTGTCATTGCATATCCTAATGCAGACATTCCAGTCATTAAGTTTCTTAATCTCGGTTCGTTGTATGTTGTAATTAAATGTGGATTCTTTAACCCAAGAAAATCTGTTCTACTATCATTTCCCTGTATGATAAAATGTGAGTCGTCTTCCTTTACACTTATTATAGGGTAGCTGAAATCTGGCGCAAACATATCCAACATTTCAATTGGTATTGGGTCAATATCTGCGAATGCAACATGGTTACCTCGATAGTATCCCGATTCAACTATCTCTTTTTGGACAGGCATATCAACTGCAAATACTAGGTCACACTTATCTGTATCCCTGTAGATTGCATTGCAACCCCACACCTCATGCGACACAGTAAAATCAAAATTCAATCTACTTGGGCCGTTTCCCAGTATTGTCACTTCTTCTAACATAAATCTATAAGGTCTTTCTTGTATTTTGGATAATCATATTCCAAAAACGTTTTGTATTTCTTTATTAGTCTATACACTTCGGGATACACTAACTGTTCTGATATCAGTGCATTCCATTCATTGTCGCACATATTAATAATGTCGTCCATGATACAAAGTGTCTCTAATGAAAGTTTCTTTGCAAGGTATTGTTTGAGTAGGATAGGGTGTTGACCATTCTTACACTCCAATACTTTGTTGATATGTTTCTTCCTGAGTAAATCAGATACTTCGGTTTTAAACATATACGATAACTTCTGATTTCTGTTCTTCCATTCTTTATATCTTTTATCACACTCAGAATCTAACAAGTCTCCTGCCCAATAATCTCTGAACGAAAGATTTGCAACATAGAAATCCTGCAAGTCTTGTTTATATGTTTTGTATAACTTACCAAAATGGTATTTGTCTTTTCGTTTTAAGAACGAGTTTATATCAGACTTGACTTTACCGTTGTATTTGATAAAGTCATATGTGTCCGTGTGGAAGTGCAACTTTATCCCAAGATAAAGTGTATATGCATCATATCCATCACGACTCGTCATTACGACTTAACTAATGTCAATCCACTTGTTGCTTCTAAATGTGCAGCTGCGACCTTCTCATTTGAAGGAACAACAAACACTACCTGTTGGAAAATTGCACTAGTAGGATTCTCTGTCCCAGTTGCAGCTAATCCCTTTGCAAATCCCATTGAACCGTCTTGAGGGTTCGACAAAATCATTCTTGGGTCTTTCAACTCAACTGTTGCATCTTCCATAGAGACTAGTTTACCAACATACTCTCCACTGATTGTAACGACTGTTACTATATCATTTTTTTCCATAATATACTCCTATTCAAAAAAACTTGTTAACTTTGCTCTACCCACTTTTCCACGATTAACCATATTGAGACCTTGTGCCTCTGCTTCTAGTTTTTCTTTTAGTGGTGCAGAAATGAATCTCTTCGCAGATTCAGGTTCTAGATTATTCTTTTCGCATACTGAAATAATCGCATCCATGACATCTGTCTTTGACCTAAGTAGAATTTGTTCTACCTGTTCGGTAAATTCTTTTTTACTAATCACATTTATACTCCATGTAAATTTCGATATTGTTTTCTAAGACTATAGAGTTTATCGACATATTCTCTAGGGTCTGCTCCAAATACTTGACAACCACCACCGTCAACACCAACTACTGCAACGACTTCTTTAATCTCTTCACCCGTAAGTTCTTCGACCATTATTGCGTACGCAGTCATTTGATGATACCAAGGCTCTGCCATGTATTCCTCTTTGTACTTTGAACTAGTTTTGAAATCTATAATACAAAGTTCATCGTCCCATATTCCAACACAATCTACTTGTCCTGCCATTTGTAATGAATCACTATACATACCTGCTTCAAGAGCAATAGGAATGATATTATCCAGTACTGGTTGGACTGCTTCAAACATTGAAGATTCTATAATGTTATCAAAAAATATTGGTTCTTCTGCACGAAGATATTGTTCAAATAATGAGTGCATTCTAGTACCACGTTTGGCTGCACTTGTAGAAATTTTGTTTGCGACTTCCTCACCGACTCGTTCTCTCCACAACTTAATGTGGTCTCTAGTGAGTAGTCCAGTGACTGTAGTCACACTTGGATACTTTTGTCCTTCGGGTGTTTGATAAAACCTCTTACCGTTCTCTTGGACACGAGTCATGCTTTCCTGCAGTTGTTCTAAATCACCTAATCCTATCAAATTATCCATAGTTATATTTTACCCTTTTTTAGACTGTATGTCCATATGTTTTTTAACTACGTCAATACTTTTTTGTGTCTTAGTATCTACACCGTTATATCTTTTATCAACTGTTGAGCCTGGATATGCTTTACCAACGTTGGATAACACTTCCTTAAAACCTGCATCAGTTTTTACACGGTCTCCTACACCACCAACAATTGAAGGAGAACCTATAATCTGTTTAAGGTGTGGACATTCTTCTTTGAATGCATCTAGGTCTTTCCACGACATGAAGTGGTCTTCGGTTTCACCAGTAAGGGTGTTTTGAAATTCGTAGGTAGGCATTAGATACTCATAAATTGTGGGACTGGTCGTTCAGTCCATTTCGCAAAATCTTTTTTGTAGACTGCATAGTATTTATGGTACGCAGTAATAGTTGATTCTGATTTGACATCGTCAGGCATACACTGAGGTGGTTCTGAATAAACACCTAGTGTAATATTGTTCGGTAAATTGTTTAATAACTTTCTGAGTTTTTTGTCGGTCAAATGTATTTTACCATATCGATATGTGTACTCGTCACATAATGCAACAAACATATCGTATGCATATTGATACTGGATTGCATTCTCACGAACCCATTGTGTAGAAGGGTGATTGATATGAGACGCTTTGTATAAAGTATCTTCCATGTTTCCATCTAGTTTCCAACGTTGAATTCTGCGACCACTGGATGCATCTGTATATTGTTTTCCGTCCAGTATCCTATGTGCAGTCGATAACATTTGTGCATACTCTATTATCATTTTGACAACGTGTTTGTCACAATGTAATTCTGCAGATTGTACAGGGTCTTTATGAAGGTAAAATAAATTCATGCTTCTATTATACCACTAGTGTCTTCTTTATGCAAGTGGTTAAAAACTATCATCTATAATAGGTTCATGTTTGTCGTAGTCGTAACCTCTCTGCAGGACGTAGTGTCCTGTTCCAGTTCCAACATAATCAAATCCTTGTCTAACTGTTGAAGGTGCAACATAGTCAAGATATCGACCCACCCAACAGTTATTTTGTTCACAATAATACTCAATCTCTTCGTAAGTTCCATGTGCATATTGTTTGAACTTGCCTTCCTCATCTAGGATTTCTGCAAATTCTTGTTTGTCTATGCCACCTCTTGGTGGCTTAAACGAGTCTAATAAATTTAATTGTTTCATTTGTAAAATAAATGGTTGTTAATAATAACTGTTTGCCTTAAGGAATCTGCCCAATAAGGGTAAACTGAATCATTATGGTAATGAGTCGAACCCTCAGTAATGTCTCCGTATGAGTTCCAAATTACACTACTCGCAACACTTAGTGAAAGCATCCAAGTTGCACTGTCCACTGGTTCATCTGACTTTCCATCGCAGAACCAACTGAACTGACACATATTACGGATAGGAACTGAAGTACCTTTCCAGTTCTTTCCCCATCTCGCTTGATATACAACACCACAAATAGTGTCGGGATAATGTTGAGATTCAACACGATTGATAACAACTTGTGCAACTGCTATCTTCCCTGCGACTGGTTGGTTACCAGCTTCAAAATAGATATTCTTTGCGAGACAAACTGCCTCACCATTCTCATCTGATGCATGAGCTGGTGCAGCCCACATACCAAGACAAAATCCTAATACAAAAATACACAGGTACTTTAAATAATTACTAATATTTTTGTCTGACATATTACTTTCCTTCTTTGTAATCAACCCATGCATTAAAGATAACCATAGATTGTTCTTTACTAAAATCGAATTGTTCTTGCAACCATCGAGGTGCTCCAAACATATTCATTTGACCACTCGCTTGAAGTGCATCTAATTCGGGGAACCATTCTGCAGGTTCAAACGGAATTTGATTTTGATTCATACCCTCAAACATTTTAGTAACCACTTGTTGTGTGGGCATATGCATCGGGACAATTAATTTCCCCACAAACACAACCACCATTTTCTAATTCATCTTCGGGGTCGGGTGCAAACTCACTTGGGTGTTTGACACCATACGTTTCTAGATTGTAAACTTCTTCAGGTGTAAGTTTTCCACCACTTGTCTCAGACAAGATTTCATAATGCGTTGTCATAGTATTCCCTCTTCACATTGTGATTGGTGCATTTCTCCAAACTCCAATTCTAGTTGTTGTTCTTGAACAGGAACCAATTCACTTATTTCTTTTAATATTTCTTCTACCTTTTCATCACTACAATGTCCAACGACATCTTGCGTGATTGGTGTGTAATAGGTAATCTCTTTATTACTATCAAGGACTGCAATCTCCCAAAGATTATCTTCGAACTCATCATAAGGCCCACCGTAAGAACCGTCATGACATACAACACTTGCACCATAACCGTTCTCAAACTCATAAATTTTTTGTACACCATTTAGTACATGATTATTAAACTCAACTGGCTTTTGCATATTCGTAATCCTCTATATCCATTTCAAGTTCTTCTTTCTCATTACTGATTTCCCTTTTCTTATCTTCAAAAGGTTCAACCAAGTCATAGATTGCAGATTCGAGTTTGTTCACACACTTGCGAACTTCGTCAATCTTCCACTCTAATTCTTTTTCGTCAATACCGTTATCTTCTGCAAGTCCCATGACTGCAAGATAGATATTGGAAGGAACATCATTATATTTAATTCCTTTAGTCTCTGAGTTAACTGTTGAGATAACTGATTCCATGTCCCAAACTTTATCTTCCAGTTCACTAATTTTTTTATTTGTTTTTTCTATATTCATTATGCTGCCTCCTTCGCAGTAAACCATTCTTTGAGTCCAGCTTCCTTGTGGACTATCGCACCATCTTCCATTGTGAAGACAGCGTCATAATTAATTGGGTTATCGTTCGAACCTTCGTAAGTCCAAACTGCGACTTTCTTGAGAATCTCACTTCTCATATAACCGTAGTCGCCATTTTCTTCGACCTTCGTAGAAGTCCAATTACCTTCGGCATTCTTCTCAAGAATGTAAGGGGACTCCCAGTCTGCAATATGTTCAGACAAATCCTTCTCGTCAATGAGTTCCCAGTCAAGGACATATTCCATTGATGCATCATTCTCATAAGAGTGCATGAACGCAGTCTCCTCGACCAAGTTCTCAAGATACTCTGTATTGATGAAATCAATATCCGTAATAAGATATGACGAACCACCCTTAAACTTCCAGTACGCATCAGCACCTGTACCCATCGAGCCGTCCTCGTTGATAGCATAGTTTTCTTTGTATTGGGTTTTAATGATTAGATTTAACATATTTTATTTTCCTATTTAATTTTCTACTCTACTAGTATAACAAAAAGCGACACCCATTGTCAAGCTTAAACAAAGCTCCCATTTCTATATCCACCTGCAGAATAACCCGATACATAACCAGGCCCGTACATTGTTCTGTCATCGACAACTGGGTAACCTTTCAAGATATTACCTCTTGGTCTATTCAGTGCAGGAGTATTCCAACCGGCAGCAAGTAAAACATCACCGACTGCAAATTTAGGGTTTGCTAAATTGATAAACCCCCATACAGAACCACCACTTTTATCGGCAGTATCGTATGAGATTATTTTAATGTATTTGCGATTTTTCTTGAACTCATAAAACGCACCTTCTTTGGCACAATGACTCCATCTTGCACATTTGATATTAGTCAAGTCTTCGCAAAGTTTGACTAGTGCAGTATCTAGATTTTCCATATTTTTTTCTCCTTTTTTCATTAACACGCTATCCAATCATATTCAACCAGTGGTTTTGCATAATCAGCAACATCATAGTGGTCTAGATAATCAGGACACGATTCACACGCTTTATCCATTATCATTTGATCTACTATTGATGCAGATATATTATCACCAAGATTTACTGAATCTCTAATCTCGTCATTTACACTGTCGGCGATTGCCTGTGCTAATCCTTCGTATGTCATTCTCATTTATTTCCTCTATTATTCATTCTATGTACATAGCTTACCATAAAATGATACCCATTGTCAAGCTTTTATAGCACAAATATTGCATAAAAAGCGACTAAAATAAACCCAAGAATTGCGAGGGTTCTAAATTCATCGTCAGGCCTCATTCTCATTTAACCGTGCCTCCACTCTTTCTTTCACATACTCTAGAGAGTACCAAAGACTACTAAAAACCTCTGTATGGTCTTGCCATTCAACGACAAACCGTTTATAACCGTAGGGTCGTTCACTAAAAATACGAACGTCCCCATAATTTTCTTCTAATAGTCTCATTTTTTCTTACCGTCCAAATAGGCTAAAACTGCCTTCTTCTGAATTTTGTTTAATTGATTAACGGATTTGAAACTACTCCAAACCATTCCATATGTGGTCATCTTATTACCTGCAGTAACAGCTGCATTCCATAGTTCATACGATTCATCATCGTTGCCTGGGAATAGTTCACCGTTCTCACACGCAGTTATAAGTTCTTGACCTAACCGAACCACTTGCATGACCTTTGGGTCTTCTGCATAGTATTCTCCTACTGTCATAATATACTCCTTATTTTATTATAAAGTACGTTCATTATATGAAAAATAAAGGGGCATAGTCAACCCCTTTTTTCATTTTAAATAATTTTCAATATTTTTATAATAGTTTTTTACTGATATGTTTTTTCTTTCTAATATACCAATAACAGTATTGCAAGGGCCACATATCCAACCTCTAAATTTTTCTGTTTCATGGTTGTGGTCTAAAATCCAAATACCTTGTTTTTTCTTTTTATCTGAAATTAAACTATTCATATCTTCGCCAGTTTCGTTACAAAGTTGACACCTGTCAGTAATATGTGGTTTGAGATACCCAAATTCTTTTCTTAAATTCCTTCTTATTTTTCCATCTTTCTTTCTACAAGATTTACAAGCATTTCTATAACTATTTGTAGTTGGTCTTTCTAACTCCATTTCATTAAGTGGTTTATCCTCACCACACATAATACACCTTCTTGTTTCTAATTGTACAGTTCCAAACAATGTATTATGTTCTACATTCATTTGTTTCCACCAAACTCTTTTTCAATATCATCTTTAAAATATTCAAGCATATCCTCATACTTAATAACTTCTTCATATGGAAGAACTCCTTTTGATTCAACGTCAAGTGCTTTAGATTGTTGGTAGAAACCTTCAACAGAAAATCTTTTAGTGTCTATTGCATTTGCGAAATAAGCTTCACTTAAGAAGTTTTTTAAAAGATACCACACTTTGTGAAACTCTATAAAACTACTCTTAATCCATTTTACTGGGTCAGCAGGGTCGGGTGTAGAGAAATGTATTACCATATCAATTCTATGTCTATCACAATAACCATTACTTGCCCAAGCTTTAGAAAAAGAAGTTAGAAGTTTAGACGCCATAACTGAAGACCCTTTCCACATAGCATAATTACTATCTTGATATTTCATTGGGTCTTTGTCTCTCAACATTCCTAATAACTGAACGTCATTTTTGATAGAGATAATACTTGTCATACCAGTAACTTCTTCTATAAGTTCTTTCATTAGTATATTGATTTTTGCATCTTCGCCATCAAACTTACCACTGCCAACTTCGTTGATTAACACTCTACATTCCTTAACAAACTTCTTAGTTTGTTTTTGGTTTGGTTTTGGTGGAAGTGCAATCGAATTACTTCTAACATTTAACCTAACAATGTTGGACATTGTTGTCCAGTCAATGCTATCAAAATCATCGTCCATTGAATTAAACCTACCACCAAGATTTACAAGTCTTACTTCTGAATAATATTTGTTCTTTTCAAAAACATGAACAATTCTATTTTGCAATGGTGTATACTTCCCAACTATATCATGGGTTGTATTTCCACTAAACAATTCTTCCAAGTAATCTAACTCACCTTTATCATTTATCTTACCCACAGCAAAAAGTTGTTTTGCTCGAAGGTTTAAGCCTTTGTTAACAAAACTGTCTTTAATTTTTGTGTATTTTTGGTTAGACCCTACACGCCATTTTTGTCGCATTCCTGTAGCAAGGATTGGGTCAATGTCGGTTGATTCGACAAGGAGTGTTTCCTTATATGTAAGACCATCTTTGTAAAGGTCAAAATATTCGGGGTTTGTTTCGTAGTTAAAAGCATTCTTACTTATTTCTAAGTGGTCTTCATCTAACTCTACTGTTGTCTTAAGGTCAACATAGAACCTGTTTTGTATTGCCATATCAGTACTCCTTTTATGCAATTTCCCAAGTCCCCAATAACTAACCGTTATTGCTTCGACTTAGGGCTATTATACTATAAACTACGCTCTATTGTCTAGAGGTTTTTTTGAATTTCGTCCAGTTCTTTTAGTTTCTTATTAATTATATCTACCCTGTTCGGCCAATAGATATAGTCCTTGTCTGAATCCTTTGCAAGATTCTCAAGAAGGGGTCTTACGAAATCATCGAGTTTGTTGATTACTTCCGTTGCAGTAGTAGTCTTCTCGATAATCTTAGTGTCAATGGCTGCAAGTTCATCTGCATCCATCGCTGTAAAACCAAAGTCGTTATATTCTGTAGTCATGCCTTTATTTAGTAAACTTTTCCAGTTCCCTTAGTGCTTGTTTATCACTTTGAACACTCTGATAGTTCTCTGCGTGTTGGAATGTCATTTCAGGTATATCAATGTGTTTACTTCCAGTGCAGTGTCTGTAAATCCAACCTGCAACTTCGTTATATGAAATGCACGGTAGGTCTTGGTGTTGTAGTAGTCCTAGATTAAGTGTAGTGATACGACACTTCTTATCTGAGTTATACACTAGGTTGTTTGATAAATGGTTGAGTGATGCCTTCTGAGCCGCATACAAATATCCTTTTGATATATTGGGTTGACTTGCACGACTTGAAATATTAATGATTGTCTTTGTACTATCATCTTTCCAGTGGTCATATGCTTCCATCAATAATTCTGTTTGACAAAATCCGACATGGGCACAATTGATAAACACCTCGTGGTCTTCCCATTTGATTGTACTCTCGACACGAACGTGAGACACTAGGTGTACTGTTCCTGCGTGTGGAGTACTTACAATTGTATCTCCAATTGTTTTTGCGAGTTTACTATTTCCTGTTATTACTGCTTTCATAATATTCCTTAATCAAATCAAATGACGGTTTTCCAAATAATGAACCGTCTACACTACACTTGTTACATGGGGACACTGACCTGTTCCCCTTCATTAATCTTTTTCTAATCTTGTTCATGGGTTTACTGAACCACACTTCGTGTAAAGACATAGACAATAAATTACCTACAACGTGTTCTCTTCCCCAGTCATTCGAACAGAATAAAACATCACCATTCCAATCAACAAACATTTTGTAAAAGGGGTAATGACAAGGCTTGCCTACAAGACTTTTAATGTCAGACTCTTCGACTCCAACCCAATCAATGACTCCACTCCTGTTATTTAAAATCAATCCATGTTTCTCGAAATCACCCCAGTGCATTCGATACTTATATTCTTCTTCTCTTATTCTTGCATTTGCCATCATAGCGTCGAAGTGTTCCATTTGATGAATACCGTCATATAGATTTATGTAGAGTAAATCTAAACCACTTCTATAAAGTCTAGTAACGTAGTCTTCGTTTAACTTATCTCCGTTAGTGTTACACTCGATTGTTGCTTGTGGTAATTCTAATCTAAATTCCTTTATGATTTCAGGGAAGTATGGGTTGAGTAAGTTCTCTCCAAATCCACTAAAAGATATTTTACCAGTGTAACCATTCGCACCCAATTCTTCTGCAATTGTTCTTGCACCTTTAATTGTTAAGTGTAGATTTCTATTTGGAAATACTTCGGGGTCATGTCTTGGACAAAACACACACGTCCTGTTACATAACTCTGTAGTGTTAATCTCA